TTAAAATATCTTCAAAGAGCTTATGATTTGGGGGTATGATATGGCACTTATATCAATAAAACCAACGAAAAGGAGTGGTAGTCTAGGACTAGAGTATAGTGATGTGCTATTGCTAGATGAAGATAGAATGATTACAAAACTAATGCTTACACAGCACGGTTCTGTGATGGTCTACTGTGGGAGAGACATGGTAGGATTCTACAATGGTTATGTAGAAGATTTGTTAGTTGGATTGGGGTGGAATGAATGTTAAATACAATAGACACCTCAAAACCAGTTTGCTTGGATATTGAGACAAAGGGTCTTGATAGACATAGACATGCTATTACCTCAATTCAGTTAGGTTTCACTCACACAGAGACACAAGTATATACTCGTAAATTCTTTAACTGGGATAAGCTAGGTAAGAAGAGACAATTAGCCTTAATGAAAAAGCTCAAGGAATGTAAATTAGTTACCCACAATGGTAAATTTGACTTACTGTTCCTTTATGTTAAGACTGGTATCTCTTTAAATCTATGGCTAGACACTCTTGTGCTTGCTCACGTTTGTGGAGAAGAAGAGCTAGGTCTTAAACCCCTCACAGAGAAGTATTTCCATGTTAAGTATGATATAGCTAAGGAAGCTAAGGTAGGAGAAATTACAGATAAATTTAAGGCTTATGGTCTTGATGATGTATTGTACCCTATGAAGCTCTTGAAGATTTTCCAAAAGAAAATTGCACGCTATGACTTGCTTAAGGTGTTCAAGCATGAGATGAGAGCATACAAAGCCTACTATGAGGTTGAAAAAGGTGGAGTACCTATTAGTCCTAGAAGACATGAGGTACTTGAAAAACTAGAAGCAGAGCTTAGACCTTACACAGAAAAACTCTTGACCTATGGAGATATAAATTGGAACTCTAATGCACAAGTAGCAAGTATTCTCTTTGCTCCTAAAGATGAACCAGTTTATGATGAGCAAGGTGAGAGATTGCCTAATACCTATGCTGTTGTGGATTCTAATGGTAAAACCATTGCTGAGTTCAAGGAACGTAAAGAAGCCAATGCACACAAGAAAGAGCATAACATTGATGGTAAAGTCAAGATGGTTAAGCATTATCTTCCTGTGGTTATTGGCTATGGTCAAGGACTTGAAGTAGTTGAACGTACTAAAGCTGGTGCTCCTTCTGTGGGGGTAGATACATTATCTAACTATGTAGGTAATGACTGTGTAGACACTTTGCTTGAGTATAAGCGTATATCTAAGCTGATTACATTTATTGAATCTTGGGAAGACCTACAAGTAGATGGTAAGATTTATCCTAGCTTTAACATTACAGCAAGAACAGGAAGGACAACCTGTAATAACCCGAACCTTAGAAATGCTGGGGGTTCGTTAAACCCTGTGAAAACGGTGAACGCTGAGATGCCAATACCGTGTCAAGCCTAGTTGAGATACTGGGAAGATGTAACGACTAAGAAATGCCAAGAGCAGAGTAACACGAGCGCAGGGGTTGGTTATTTAACCAATATGAGATAGTCTGAACTTGTGGGAATTAAACTACAAGAACTATAGGATAAAGAGCCTATGGGATAACAGGGCATGTCAGCAATGCCCACAAAATAGTTATGTAAGGAATTTGATAGAAGCTAGACCAGGTTGGAAGATTATAGAATCGGATTTGAGCCAAGCAGAGCTTCGTGTGGCTAGTTGGTTTGCAAACGATATAAATATGCAACATGCTTATCAATCAGGTAGTGACTTGCACAGTAAGACTACAGAGCTTCTATTTGGTGATATTAGTGGATTAAGTCATGATGAGCAGAAGAGACTACGCACAAATTCAAAATCTTGTAATTTTGGTTATTTATACGGAATGAGTGCAAAAACATTCATACAGTACGCAAAGGGCTTCGGTCTTACTCTTACACAAGAGGATAGTGAAAAAATCCGTGCCGATTTCTTTAATGCTTATCCTAGATTGCTTGTGTGGCATGAAGAGTGTAAAGAGTTTGCTAGACAGCATGGCTATATTGAATCACCTATTGGACGTAAAAGATGGTTTGATAATATCAATGGATATGACTTTAAGAAGCGTTCTGCTGATGAGAGAGCTTCAATCAACACACCAGTACAAGGGTTTGCTTCTGATATATGTATTAGTGCTTTAGCTGATATTGTATTTAGTAAAGAGTTAGACCACACAAGGTTTAATGTACTAGGTTCTGTGCATGATGCCATATTGATTGAGGTAAGAGAGGACTATGCTGATGAACTAGCCCAATATGTAAAACAAACAATGGAACACCCTTCTATACTTGAAGGTTTAGATGTTCCCATACCAATTGTATCGGACGTAGAAATAGCCCAATGTTGGGGAGGACACTAATGCACTTATACGACAAGTACAGTTACTCTATGGAAGACTATAAAAAGCTCAGAGAGAAGAACAGACTGTGCTTTCAAGCAGATATAGAACACTACTGTAGAAACCAGATTGACTATGAACCTAAATATGAGATTGGTGTGGAAGGTAGAGAATATGTGATGTGTAAGTTTGTAAAAGGCTTAAGGCATATTAACAAAACTTATGATGAAAAGATTACTGTGTTCACAAGTTTTGATGAAATGTACAAGCTCAACTTTAGACTACCATCTAACATAGACTTTATGGTCATGCACAACAGTGCTGTTACATTCATGAAAACACGCTACGTCTCACACAATATAGCCTTTACCTATGCTGTGGGTGATAGGGGTAATCAGTTACAGATTCACTATCCAGCTAACACACCAGAGGTAGAGGAATTAGCTAAGTTCATTATCAGAAATGGTTTTAGAGAGTATGTACGCAGTTGACGAATACTTTGATGGGGAATTAGTAGAAGAGCATTTATTTCTCACTTATGAGAGAGCCTATGCCTTCTATGACCTCATGTTTAATAAGACTAAATCTACCTACTTTGTGAGGTATGAATACAGAGGTTTAATACATGACAGTAAACAAGAACAGCTCAGTTGGTATTACTGAGGATATTATTACTAATATTATGCACCTAGGTGCTAGTGAATACCATCTTGAAATTCTTATCCGTAAATATGAAGACCAAATTAAATTTTGGTATAATATTGACACACCAGACTTGCAGTCAGAAGAAGACAAGATTGCTATCTATGACACAAAGGACAAAGTGAATCAGATTACAATGACACTACAGCAGGTCACAGAACAGCGTAGAAGGGCTATGGAGCTACTTAAATCACAAGCTAATGATAATGGCAACCCTGACCTTTGGTGCTTGTTAAAACACGTTCTCGTGGCTGTGATAACGTCCTTTGAAGCATGGCAAGTAGATATTGCTAACGATAAGGTCAAGTTTGTGTTTTTAGAGCAGTCTCGTGTGGCTAATCAAGTATTGGCAATGTTCTTGGGCTATGAAGTAACCCCTTGTAGCGCTTGTTTAACTGACCAATTAAAAGAAGATGGAAAATAAAAGGGAAAATTTTTAAATTTTCTCTAATTTCCTCTTGACAAATATCCGAATATAGGTTAAACTAGTATATGTAGAAAGGAGCAAGACATGAAAGAACAAATTTTAAAAAGTCTTGAGACCATGAGCAAAGCTCAGTTAAGTAAGGAAATTGGTATCTCACCATTCATCTTAAACAAGTTTATCTCTAGTAAAATGGAAACAATTAGAACTGAATACTTGGATAAGGTAAAAGCCTATTACGGAGAAGAGGGGTTATCTAAACAAGATAGAGCTACACTATCTGTGGAAGTACCTGAGCTTTCTAAGGAAGAGATTAAATTTTTCAACACACTACAAACAAGTAGTATTCATGATAAAATTAGCACACTAGGTTACATTAACTATGTATTTATGTCTAACACAAGACAATCACAACCTTGGTTTATCCGTTTAGCACGAGGTAAGAAGGCTGATGAGATTAAAGACTTAATTAAAAGATTAGGATTGGCTGTTCTGTGTGGACGTTATAATGAGAAGGAATCTGAGAAAACTTATGCAATTAAGATTCCATCAGAGCACTACTTCTGTAAATATGGTAATGGAAGCACTGGTTGGGCTGTAGAACCTAATAAGTTCACAGTCAAGTCAACGAATAAAGAGGAACTAGCTAAAGAGTATCCTGAATTTAAGGAGTTTATTGTGGAGCTTGGTGTGCTAATTGAGCATTACAATGGAAAGCCAAGAGGATATACAATTAGTGAGCGTACTAGGAAGAAGAATTAGAGAGCTACGTCTCTCAAACAAAATGACACAAATGCAACTATCTAAGCGATTGGGTTATAAGAATAACTCTCGTGTGGCTAGTTGGGAAAATGGTCATAACTTACCGTCTGCTACAAATGTTAAACGACTATCAGAGATTTTTGAAGTAGATATGGTGCAATATGTCAATGAGGGTGTACCTACTATTGATATAAGTATTGGACGTATCATCAGAAAAGCTAATCAGCTTCGTAAGACACGTATGCAGATAATTAAAGCCCTAGATAGAAAAGGACTGATAACAGAAGAAAATGAAAAGAAAGTTATTGAAGCTGTACTGTCTGGTAAGTGGGTGTCTACTATTACTCCTAAGTCTAGCACTAATGCTGATGATGAACAGAGTGAATGAGTTAGACAAGAAACTTACCACAGTAAAGAATGACTTGAATGTAGAGAGAACACAGCGTACTGGAGCAGATTACTCAATAGGTATGAGGTTTGACACTCTCATTCATTACTTGCAAGAGGGGAAACAACCATGATTACAGAAGAAAGAAAACAACAATTAGATGAAATGCTTAAAAAGGGAGGTGCAGGTTTCCAGGTATATACCTATGAAATGAGAAATTCTGAATCTCTTAGTCATGTAAGTAAGCTTACGGTTATTAACATTAAATATATAGAGGGTGATTATAAGTATCTTAGTGAGTTAAATCATATAGAAATTTGGTATGTTCTTGATAAATTGTTTAAGTTATCAGACTTCATTACAATTTTTGAGGTGTCTGATACTGTAGATGACACTGTAGACATTACAGCTGTTAATCATATTAGTAAGACAGCAATTAAGAATATCAGAATGTATGAAATTTATAGTGATTGAGGTATGATAATGGAAATTTGTTGTTATTCATTTACAGTAATTAATACTGATAGGCTATGTAGAGTTTACATTAAACTAGGAAATAGTGAAAGTATAACTGTGTTTGCATTAGAAAAAGCTAAGGGAAAAATAGTTGATTGTTTCTATAAGGGAGAGTTATTTTCTTTAATTGCTTATGGTAATGATGGTCGTGTAGAATATACTATTCATATAAACCCTAATAAACTATCTTTTGTGAAAGTAGAGTGAGGGTTATATGAAGTTTAGTGTATCTCGTGTGAATACTTACTTAGAGAATCCTTGGGAGCATTGGTGTAAATACATTGCTGGGTATAAGGAATTACCTTCCCCTGAACGTACAAAATATATGGATAGAGGTACAGTATTCCACACAGCTATGGAACTAATGGCACAGCACAATGGAGAACTCACAGAAGAACAACTTAAGGAGATGACCCTTAAAGTACATGAGCACTCACCATTCAATGATGAAGCTAGACACACAGGGCTACTTGCTGTAGAGCGCTATCTTGCAGAAGGTGAAACTGTAGATTTCACCAAGGTAGTAGAAACAGAGAAGAAGATTGAGCTTAAACTACCTAATGGTCATGAGTTTATAGGCTTTGTTGATGCTGTGATTGATAATGGTGATGGTACTGTGTCTCTTATTGACTATAAGACCTATAGTGAAGCACCACAAGAGCCTAAAATGAAGTATAGCCTTCAAGGTAATATGTACATGGAAGTCATGACCAAGCTAGGTTATAAAGTAAAAGATTTCTGCTTTGAGTGTGTGAACCCTAAAGAGGTTCTAAAAGGCAGAATGTATCGTGTGAAGCATATTAAATTCCCTTACAATAAGTATCGTGGAGCTGATATGTTTGAGCAATTCTGTGAATTAACCACAATGATTGCCAAAAACCCTAATCTTCGTATGTATACACCACCAGAAAAAAGACAACCTGGAGTATATGATTACTTCTATAAAGTCTATATTGGAGATGTTGCAGAAGATTTAGATGAATTTATTGAAAAAAGTTTTAAAAAAGTTGAAATTACCTCTTGACAAGGTAACACGTTTTTGATAAACTAGTCTTGTGGTGGTAGAGCTAATCACAATAAACCCTCTACACAATAAATTTAAGGAGGTCATGTAAAATGACTAATGTAGAACTAATTGTTGCACTCGCTCAAGCTATGGGAGTAGAAATTCCATCAGCTCAATCAACAGAAGATAAATACATTATCTTTGTAGGTAAGAAACCACGACGTGTTAAAGCACCATACATTGCTATCAATGCTAACGGTGAACTTTCTGGATTCACAGAAGAAGCTGACGTACTTGGTCATGGTACTGACAAGATTGGTAAATTCACTCTTGCTGAAATTGAAGAACGTTTCCCTCAATTCAATCATGAAGCGTTCCTAGTTAAAGTAGATTAAAGGAGATAGGCTACATGGTTTATCTGTGTAGCCTTAACTTTTATATGGAATGTAAGATTTTTGAAAGCTCTAGTAGATATGAACTTGAACAAAAGATAAATAATTTTATCAAGTATAAGGTAGATGTAAATATATCATTTTCTTCTTGTCCAGTAGGTTATTCTACATACTATACAGCTATTGTTTATTATTGAGTGAGGTAAGTTATGGGTAAGGATACTTTTACTAAAACATTCAAAACAGCTAACACAGAGCAGTTTGATGAGAACTTGAACAAGTTCCTTGAAGGTGAAGACAAGATTATCACAAGCGTTAAGTTTGGAGATGGACGTGTGACCTTCAATGGAATCAAGATTGAAAAAGAAGAAGAGAAACAAGATGCTTAAGTTTATTTGGGCACAAGATAAAAATGGGCTGATTGGTAGCAAAGGAAAGTTACCTTGGTCTAATAAAGCTGACCTTAACTACTTTAAAAACCAAACAACAGGTGGAGTAGTTGTCATGGGTCTTGCTACATGGGTATCAATCGGAAGTAAACCCCTTAAGGGTAGAATCAATGTGGTATTGACACACAAAGATGAGATTGATGGCTATGATGATGAGAATGTATACATTGCTAACTCTGTGGAGGAGGTCTTACAGTTTGAAAAAGAAACTGACAGAGATGTTTGGGTCATTGGAGGAGCAAGAACATTCAAAGCCTTTGAAGATTACTGTGGGGAAGTAGTAGTTAGCATCATTGATGGAGATTACAGTGGTGATACCTATTACTTAGGCTTAAAAGATAAGCTCACAGAAGATAAAGTAGTAGTAACAACGAAAGGTGAGGGCTTCATAGTGAAGCACTATAGGTTAGTAGAATGATTGAAGCACTTTTAGCAGTGATTACTGTATTGATTATAGCTCTGTGTGTTTCTATTTACTTTCTGATAGTCCTACAAGACTCTAAAACGTCACTAGAAGATGATAAAGAGCATCTTGGACATATTATAGGGAACTACAGAAAAACTGAGGAGAAGCAAATTGAGAGCCTTCTAGGAGGTATTGATGGAGTAACCTCTGTAACACTATCACCAATCCGTTACTTGGAGTTAGTTAAGGCTGAGGAAGACTTAGCTGAGTACAGACTAAAGATTAAGAGAATTGGAGATTATCATGAGTGATAACTTGTATAAGTTACTAGAGCAAGCTCTAATTGTTATCTTTGCTCTCTCCGTGTTTTATATTGACAGACGAGGTAAGAAGTAATGGGTGAAGATATTGTAAACCCTAAACGGTATACTCACACAAAGCTAGAGTGTTGGGATTTCTGGGTAAAAGCTGGACTTGACCCTTTAATTGCTTCTGCTGTGAAGTATGTATGGAGATACAAACACAAGAATGGTTTAGAAGACCTTAATAAAGCCAAGGTATTCTTAAGAAAAGCTATTGAGGAAGTACACAAAACTGAACTCTACCATTCATATAAGTTTTATTTATTACCTCACAGTGAAGTAGAAGACCTATCTGATAAACAGTATAAATTTATGCTGAATGCAACAGGTACTACTGGTAACACTCATTATGTTTATCACTGTGAACAAATGATTGATTTGGTAGATGAAATGATGAAGGAGTATGAATCAAACAATGACTAAGATTGAATTAGCCCTTGTGATTATTGTAGCTGTGTACTTTGGATTGAATTTCTTTGTACACCTATATGAATTGTTACATAATTTCAAAGTAATTAAAGTAAAGGTACGAGATGATGGAGTTAGTCCTATCAATCGTATTGTGATTGGAGATTGGATTGACCTTGAATCCAACACAGAAATTAAATATAAAGCTGGTGACACAGTAGTGATTGACTTTGGTGTAGCTATGGAATTACCTAAAGGGTATGAAGCACACCTATTACCTCGCTCAAGCACTTTCCAAAACACTGGTCTATTACTCACAAACAGTATGGGTATCATTGATAACTCTTTCTGTGGAGATAATGACTTTTGGGGTGCTAAGTTCTATGCAACCAAAGCTGGTAGCATTGAAAAGGGTCAACGCTTGTGTCAATTCAGAATTACAAAGAACCAACCTGAGCTACATTTCAAGGAAGTAATGAGCCTTGGTAATGCTGACCGTGGTGGATATGGTTCAACTGGGAAGTAGGATAGAATGAAGCTAAAGAAACTTAATAAAATTAAGCTACACACAATGACTACATTTTATGGCATGGCAGGAAGTTCAAAAACAACCTTTATTAACTCAATGCCTGGTAGTGTATTGATTATTGACACAGACCGTGGACTTGCTTCTGTGGAACAAGATGACCGTTTCTCTGTAGCTGAGTGTGCTAGTTGGAATGATGTGATTGAAGCTCTAAGCTATGCTAAAGACTTTGATAGTATCGCTGTAGACCACTTAACTAATGTTCAAGAGCTTTGCTACAAGGACATTATGGAAGCTAACCATGCTAAGAAGATGCAACTACAACACTACGGTGAAGCATCTACTCGTTTGAAAGCCTTTATTGATGAGCTTGTGGACTTATCTTATCAAGGTAAGAATGTGTATGTCATTGCACAAGAAAAGAACTTGAACATTGAAGATGTAGTAGATGAGAATGTACCAGCACAGACTGTACCTAACCTTATGGATAGTGTGTATAAGTATCTCACAGCATCATCTCGTATCATTGGTCATACAGAGCGTGTGACTAAATCTAAGATTGTGAAGGGTGAGAAAAAGGTTAAGGACTTCTACCAAGTACGTCTTGCAGGAAATCCTATCTACACACTCAAGGTAACTCGTAAGCCTGGTCTTACAATCCCTGACACAATGGTTAACCCTACATGGGAAGCTGTTGTAGGATTGACTGATGGAAGCACACAAGCAAAAACAAAAGAGGTTAAAGAATAATGACAAAAATTAAAATTCAAGCATTAGAACAAGCAGAAACAGTCTATGTAGATGGTAGCTATGTAGCAAACATTCAAGCAGTAGAGCAAGGACGTTCTCGCTCTGACTTGGATATGCTTACTGTGACACTTAAAGGTGACTTTGGTAAAAATGCTCCTCATACAATCACTTCATTCATGTTGGATAACAAGATTGGACGTGAACAACTTTACAGTCTACTATCAGCATTAGGTATGGAAGGTGAAGAAGCTGTAGATACTGATGACCTTCAAGGTAAATATGTAGGTATTGTTATTAAAGAGGGTCAACCTTATAATGACAAACCTTCATGGAACGTTGTAGACTTCTTCCCTCTTGATGAAGATGATTCTGATGATGACTTCGATGGTCTTCTTCAACCGTATGGGGATGTCTAACGGTGCAATCACGTTTACAACGTCATGGTTTTTCGTTCCTCTGATCTTCCGTCCATTGCTGGGAAGATTTGTTATTGGGTATAAAAGCAAACGTTTTTGGATTCTGTTGACGGAGTTTATCATGGCTTTATGTCTTGCCGGTATAGCCCATACTGTGACATTCTCACATTGGTTTACATGGTCTGTCACGTTTCTTATGATCATAGCAGTAAGTGCTTCTTTGCATGATGT